ATGTCATTACGTGGCCGAGCAAGGACTTTTCTAAGCCTGTTTTCCAGTGGACGACGGAGTTCACCAGCACATCCAAGAAGCCCGAAACTGCATGGAGTATCACCGGATCATGAAAATCAAGATGAGCAGAGCGTATGCCAGCTACAAGGCTGGCGAACTGGTCGAGGTTGATGACGGTCTGGCGGCGCGGCTCCTGGCGTGGGGCTACGCGGTCGAGGATCGCCAGCGTGACCTGATCGAAACGGCGGCGGTAGAGCATCGGGCAGAGCAAGCGGACGTGACGCCCAAACGGAGACGCGGCAGGACATGAGATACCGCAGCCTCAAGCGACTCACGCAGCCGGTCGTGGAGCCGGTCAGTCTCGCGGAGGCGAAGACACACTGCCGCGTCGATAGCGACGAGGCGAGCGAGAACACGTATCTGATGTCGCTAGTAGCTGCGGCTCGCGAGTGGGTGGAGGATTACATCGACCGCTCGCTCGTGAAGACAGAGTGGCAGATGCGGCTCGACAAGTTCCCGCCTGAGATCGAACTTCCTCGCCCGCCGATGCTGCCGGTAACGTCTGAAACGCCGGTCACTCTGACGTATACCGTCAACCAAACCGGACAGACGGCAACGCTCTCGACGGCATCGTACCGCGTGGACTCTGACTCGACGCCGGGCGTGCTGCGAAATCTGTACGGCGGAACGTGGCCCAGCAACCTCGATGATCCGAACTCGATCACCGTGACCTGGTGGGCTGGCTACGGCGAGGACGGGCGATCGGTGCCGACGCGGGCGAAGCACGCGATGCTCATGTTGATCGGTCACTGGTACGAGCGGCGGCTGGCGGCGGACAACGTGGCAGCAGCCGAGGTGCCATTCGGCGTGAAAGCCCTACTCGATAGCGTCTCATGGGGGAGCTACACGTAATGGCGACGTACACGCAACTGCCGGGCTCGTTGGGACTGTCTCTTCGCCGGGGCGACGAACTCGGCACCACGATTGATTTCAACCCGACCACGCTGACCGGCTACACCGTGACTGCCGTTATCACGTCAGTTGTAACTGGCGAGGTTGTCGAGACGATCAGCACCAGCGTGAGCGACGGCCCGAATGGCGTGGTATCGCTCGCTCTCACCGAAACGCAGACGGCGGCGTTGCCGGTCGGCACCTACGGGTGGCGTCTTGAGTGGGATGCCCCTGGCAACGTGAAGCGCACCGCCCTGCAAGGCACGGTGGAGGTCGTGGGATGATTGTTGCAAGCGTCAGCAGCAACCAGATCACAGCCAGCGTCAGCGGCTCGTCGGTAACGGCGGCGGTTGGCTCTTCGCCCGTGACGGCGAGTGCGAGCGGTGGCGTCGGGCCGCAGGGTGCTGCCGGTGACGCCACGGCTCTGTCGATTGCTGGTGCGACTGACGTGACGCTGTCGGGGCTCGCCGATGGCGACGTGCTGCGGTACTCGGCGAGCAAATGGCGCAACTACGCGGATGCAAACCTGACTGACGGCGGAAACTTCTAGGAGAGACTTCGATGGCGAACACACTGAGGATCAAGCGTCGTGCAGCTGCTAGCGGCGCGGGCGCACCGAGCACGCTGGCGAATGCCGAACTGGCGTTCAACGAAGCCAGCAATGTTCTTTATTATGGCACTGGCACCGGCGGCGCTGGTGGTTCAGCGACCAGCGTGATTGCCATCGGCGGTGATGGTGCCTACCTCGGTCTGTCGAGCGGTCTGACGCAGACGGCGGCTGGCACGTACACGTTCTCGGGTGGCGTCACGTTCTCCTCAACGGTCGCCCTCGGCTCATCGGCGACCGCGACCACGCCTGCGGCAGACGATAGCTCGACTGCGGTTGCCACGACTGCGTGGGTGCAGAACGAAATCTCCGGTCTCGCTGGCGGCACGGTCACGAGCGTGGGCTTGAGTCTGCCCGACATCTTCACGGTCAGCGGCTCTCCGGTCACGTCGAGCGGCACGCTGTCGGCGACTCTCGCCACGCAGAGCGCCAACGCGATCTTCGCTGGCCCGGCAACCGGCTCTGCTGCTGCCCCGACGTTCCGGGCACTCGTGGCTGCGGACATCCCTGATCTGTCGGCAACGTATCTGTCGCTCAGTGGCACGCAGACTGCGAGCGGCACCTACACGTTCAGTGGGACGGTCAACCACACCGGCACGCTCCAGATCGGTAGTTCAACGGTTACAGCGTCGGCGGCTGAACTCAATCTGCTCGACAATGCCGTTGCGAACACGGTCGTGAACAGCACTGCCGTGATCTACGGGTCGGCTGGCGAGATTGCCGCTGCATCGATCACGACTACCGGCAACGTCACGGTAGGTGGCGACCTCACGGTCAACGGCACCGTGACCAGCATCAACTCGACAACGATTTCGGTTGATGACAAGAACCTGGAACTCGGCAGCACAGCCAGCCCGTCCGATGCGACCGCTGACGGTGGCGGCATCACCTTGAAGGGCACGACCGACAAGACCTTCAACTGGGTGGACTCCACCGACGCCTGGACGAGCAGTGAGCACATGAACCTGCTCACGGGCAAGGAATATCACATCAACGGCACGTCGGTGCTGTCGGCGACAACGCTTGGCAGCGGCGTGACGGCATCGAGCCTCACCAGCGTGGGCACGATCACCAGCGGCACCTGGTCGGCGACGATTGACAACGCGACGATCGACGGCGGGACGTTCTGATGGCGAACACGATCAAGATCAAATCGTCCGAGACCCCTGCGGCGGTGCCTTCGTCGCTCTCGGCTGGCGAGTTGGCCCTAAACCGCCAAGACGGCGAACTGTATTTCCTTGACGAGTCGAACAACATCGTGAGCATCGTGGCGATCGACTGCGGCGAGATCGTGGCATGACGACGCATGGCAACCGTAATACAGATCAAGCGATCCTCGACGCCGGGCGCGGTTCCCTCATCGCTCGTGGCGGGCGAGTTGGCGATCAATCGTGCGGACGGCGAACTGTATTACCTCGATGCGTCGGATCAGATCGTGAGCCTGCTCGATCTGGATTGCGGCGAGATTGTCCCTGCCTCGCCGGGAGGCGGCGGCGGCTCGACGCTCTCGCTATGGCGGGCTGAAGCACTCGACGGCAACTGGCACTGGAGTAACTGATGGCTCATCCAAACTTGAATGCACCAACGAAGGTTGAAGGGCTATCGCTCGCGACAGCCGTAGGCACGTCGGCGACCACGATCGTGTCGAATGGCACGGCGTCATCGGCGACGATCCGAATCGTTTCGATGTATGTAGCCAACGTAGACGGCGCTAGCGCCGCAGACGTGAGCGTCCGGCTCGCCACCGGCACGAACGCTTGGTCGATCGCATCGACCGTGAGCGTGCCTGCTGACGCGACCGTCGAGGTGATCTCTGGCCGCCCGCTCTACCTCAAGGAGGGCGACGATCTCACCGCGACGGCGAGTGCCGCTGGCGACCTCGAAGCCGTCATCTCATACGAGAGGATTACGTGATGGCAAACATTGGCGATTCTTGCTGGCGCAGAAACGGCGTTGCCGCTCTGACACTCCCGTTCCGCGTGCGGCTCCCTGACGGCAGCACCCGCACCGATCCGAGCCAGTGGGGCAACGACGAGGCCGTGCTGACAGCGACCGGCTGGAGCCGATCCACGCTGACACAGGAGGACATCGACATCCTGTTCCCGCCGCCTCCCCCGCCACCGGAGCCGACGCCGTATGAGGCGGGCTATGACACCGGGCTTGGCTGGCGTCTTGGCTGGCAACCCGATGACGTTGCCCTGCTCACGGGAATGTACGTTCTCGCCCAGCGGGCCAGCGAACTGGGCGTCGACCAGCCGGTGAACGTGGTCGACATGGCGGGCGTGGCCCACACGCTGACGTTCGCGGAATACGAGGCGATCATGCTGGCCTACGGTGCGGCGAGGGCTGCGCTGTCGGCACCGCCGGCACCTGAGCCTGAACCAGAACCAGAACCGGCTCCTGAGCCTGCACCTGAACCGACTCCCGAAGCCTAACTTCCCCACATCACAACGGTAGCGCACCATGTCCATCCGCTCCAACGGCTCCTACATCGGCCCTCGCCCGACCGGGCCAAATGCCAGTGTGGCGTCTGGTATTTGGGATTTGCGGACGGCCGAGCGACAAAAGCGAAAAGTTGAGTGGCCTGGTGGGTTGCTTGTTGAGTATCTTGTAGTAGCAGGCGGCGGCGGCGGTGGAGATGGTGGCGAGGCAGGCGGCGGCGGCGGCGCTGGCGGATACCTGACAGACACACTGAGCCTGGCTGTCGGGGCTTCGTACACAGTAACGGTTGGCGCTGGCGGCACCAGCAACACGCGCACTGGAGGAAGTCCGTCCGGCACGCCAACAAACGGCAACTCATCCACATTTGCCAGCGTTACGTCGTCGGGCGGCGGCTCTGGCGGAAGTCCTGCTGGCTCTGGGTACAATCTGGCCGCTCAACCTGGCGGCTCTGGCGGTGGCGGCTCTGGTAACTCCGGGCTGTCGGCAGGCGCGTCTGGGGCCAGCGGGCAGGGCAATGCTGGCGGCGATGGCAGATCGTCTAGCGAAATTGCAGGCGGTGGCGGCGGTGGCGCATCGGCGGCTGGAGGCAGCGCGACAGCCAGTGCCGGAGGCTCTGGCGGCGCCGGTTCTGCCTTCTACGGCACTACCTACGCGGGCGGCGGCGGCGGCGCTCGCGAGGCTGGATCTGGAGGTTCCGGTGGTTCTGGTGGCGGCGGCGCAGGCGCATCGTCCTGCGCGGCGGGATCGGCAGGAAGCGCAAACACAGGTGGCGGCGGTGGCGGCGGGCGTTGTTCATTTAGCGGAGGCGCAGGCGGCTCTGGCGTCGTCATCGTCCGCGCGCCGCAGGCAGCCGCGTCGACCACTGGCTCGCCCACCGTCACCACGGACGGCGGAACAACGATCTACACGTTCACCGGCAGCGGGAGCATCACGTTCTAATGGCACACTTCGCAGAGCTAAACGAGTCAAACATCGTCACGCAGGTGGTCGTTGTGAACAACAACGAACTGCTAGACAACGGCGTGGAGAGCGAGGCCAAGGGCGTGGCGTTTCTCTCGTCGCTCTACGGCCATGACCGCTGGAAGCAGACTTCGTACAACGGCAACCAGCGGTTCAACTACGCTGGCGTGGGCTTCGCCTATGACGCCGACCGCGATGCGTTCATTCCGCCGCAGCCGTTCGCCTCATGGACGCTGGACGAGTCGACCTGCACCTGGGTGCCGCCCGTGCCGTATCCGACCGATGGAAACATCTACCGCTGGGACGAAGCCGCCGGAGCGTGGGTAAATGTCGAATGACTCCTTCGCCGCCGCGCTGCTAGTCGCCTCATTCCCGGCAGGCGTGGCTGGCGGCGTGTTGGGCGTGTGGATCGCCCGCTGGACGATTGTGTTCCTGATCTCGCAGTAACGACGCTACACAACAAACATAATGCCGCGCGTCCAAAACAAACGGGGTACAAACGCGAACCTGACGAGCGTCAACCCGACGCCGCTGGCGGGGGAGTTGCTCGTCGTTACCGACGAAAACACGCTCGTCATCGGCAACGGCACCGATGCCTACACGTCGCTCTCCTATGTGACGGCGACGCCGCGATCGCATGCGCACACACTCGCACAGATCACCGACCTCAATATTGTGTCGGCCGGCTCTCCGCCGAAACCCTACGATGTGGCACTCAGCTACAACTATTCGTCGGCAACGTGGTCGACGAAAACGATCGGCAATGT